GACAATTCTTTTACCATTACCAAGCCAACTTCTGCTGATGTTATTACTTCTGTTACAGGATTAAGCTATCAAATGACAAGCGGAACTACCTACTATATTAAGGTGTTTGTGCTTTCTGAAACTTCAATAGGCAATGATGTCGAGTATATATATTTATCACATACCCCTTGGGCTAATACAGCAGGGATAAAGGAGGGGTTAGTTGGAACGCATTGGAATGATGAAGGTATAAGTACTACTGGTGGTAGTTACGGGTCTGGCACGACACAATACGGGGGAAGCTGGTATGAGCAATCAGCATCAAGGCATCATGCTTCATTCTTTTCACCATACGCAGGGTTTTCAGAAATCGAAGGGTATATTACAGCACCATCAACTGCAACTTTCACACCAACAATAAGCTACCTTGGAACTCCAACTGGAACAATAGATGTTAGAGTTCAAGGAATGATTATGGAAATGCCTTAATGAAAACTTACGTAATTAGCTTAAAAGAAAGGCAAGATAGGAGAGATAGATTTCACCTACCTTTCGAGTATGAGTTTCTAATTCAAGAGAGGCTAACAGGCGTAGTTGGAATTGATTGGAGTCTTGGAAATTTAGGCTGTATGTTAGGACATAGGCAAGCAGTAGAGTTAGCAAAGCAACAAGGATTAAATGAGGTTCTTGTTTTAGAAGATGATGCAGACATAAAATCTGAACTGCCAAAAAAGTTTCCCTTCCCTTTGACATTTTTAGGAGGCGATTTTACAGAGGGCAGCGAAGAATTACATAACGAAAGATTTACTAACATTGTAGGCAGTCATGCGGTTTATTATCACAAATCAACTTTTGATTACTTGCTGCAAACGCTACCAAACTTAGCTCAACTCAGAGAATTAAAAGATCCATTCATGTTAGAGCCTTATGATATTTGGCTAAGTAAAAACGGGGTAGGCTATCTAAATATTTTTGAATCTAACGATGAAGAAAACTCAGACATTCCGCACGGCAAAAAAATTAAAACGAAACTCCTAACAAAATAAATTATGGAAACAGCACAAGAATTATTGGCAAGGCAAACCCAAGAGCATGAGGCACTAATTAATGCAGTGCCTAAAATCGTAACAAACTATCAAATCAAACAAGCTCTAAATACAGTGCCAGAAGATAGGCAAGCGGTTGATTCTTTGGTGGAAGCAAGCGGAGATCAGAATATGATTGACGGATGGAATCATGCAGCAACTTTTACAAGCAACCATCCTTTATTCCTTGGGGCGGTTTCATCTCTTGGATGGAGTCAAGAAAAGGTAGATGACTATCTAAAGTTAGCAGCGACATTCAACTAAATGCACAGCCACAAACAGCACCTAACAGATCATACTAATGATTTTTTTCCTCTCCCTTTGGACTTGAGGGAAATTGGTGATGGTAAGTGGCAGTTGCTTAGAGATTATATCTACCAAGATGATGAATGTGGAACAATAAAAGTTCCCAAGGGATTTATCACAGATCTTTACAGCATACCCAAAATTGTTAGATCAATAGTCAGCAAAATTCAAAACGCTAACGGAAGTGCTGTAATACATGACTACCTCTATACTTCTCAACTCTTTGGAAAAGATGGGAAACAAAAAGCGGATAATGTTTTATTAAGAGCAATGACAAATCACTGGTGTCCTGTAGGATGGTGGAGTAGAAAAAAAATAATGTTAGGTTTGAAAGTTGGTGGCTATTTCGTCTATAAAAACAAATCTAAAAAACATAATGAACTTCTTAATCAATGAGCTTATGAGTTTAGAAAAAGACAACGATAAATTTTTAATTTGGTTTAGTGCAGCCCTAATTGTTATTTATTTTTTGCTTTACGCAATATCACAAAAATGAGTTTCGAATCTGACATAATTAACTTCACTAACAGATCAGTCAAAGAGGTTGATCGAATTAGGAGAGGCGTGATAATCGACCTTTTTTCTGCCGTTATAAATGATACTCCTGCTGACACTGGATTGCTTAGGGGCAACTGGCAAACTTCAGTAGGCAAACCAAAAAACTCAAAACTGAGTCGAGAAGATAAAACAGGATCAGCAGCTAAAGCAAAAATTGCAAACAATCTTGGCAAATTTGGTGATGCAGTACACATGACTAACAACTTAGCCTATGCTAAAGTGGCAGAGTATGGAGGATGGAATGGACCTACAGAAAAAGTAACTTCAGACGGATTTAGCAGAAAGGCATCGAAAGGAATGGTTAGGAAAAACGCCCTTAGAATTAAGAAGCGTATTCGCAAGTTAGCAGCACAAGCAAAATAAATTTTAAGAATCATGAGTTCATTAGTTAGATCCTCCCTTGTTAAAGCGTTTTTTGATTTATCAACAGCAGAAAGTTGGGACTATACTGTGATAACAGAAAACAGCCCAAAAGAACCAGATCAGAACAAGGTTTGGATTGGTCTAACATATATGCCAGACGTTCCAGATGTTGCTACTCTTGGAGATGGTGGAGAAGATGAACTTGAGGGAATACTTCAGTTAGATATTTATGTGCCTATCGGTAAAGGAGAGAAAGAAGCGTTAGATATCGCAGACAAACTCAGAAGTTACTTTACAGCAGGTAGGCGTTTCAGTTATAGTGGGCAAGAAGTTTGCATACGCAATTGCGGGCGAACTGATGGATTTATAGCTAACAACTTTTTTAGAGTGCCTGTGTCGGTGATCTGGTATTCTCGCTTAACACGCACAATTAACTAAACACCAAACACAAAAATATTATGTCAGATGCTTCACGCCATGCCCTCTACTCTGTAGAGGAATCAACTTACGGGGTAACTCCCGCAACTCCTTCATTCAAAAAACTACGCCATACGGCTGTTAGTCTTGGAATGTCGAAAGATATTACTGTTAGCGAAGAGCTAAGAGAAGACCGCCAGATCAAATGTGCCAAGCACGGAGTAAAAGCCGTAGCTGGAGATATTGGTTTTGAAATTTCCTATGGATCTTATGACGAAGAGCTAGAAGCTGTTCTGTTAGGCACTTGGGATGTAGACGGAGGCGGGGTAGGAATTGATCGCTTGTTAGGTGGAGTTACTCGCAGGAGTTTCACGCTTATGCGCCATTTCTCAGACCAACTTGCTGCCGATAAACCCTACTATATTTACACGGGGGTAGAGTATAACACGCTGAACCTCACTGTAGCACCCGTAGGGACGCTTACAGGCTCTTTCGGCACTATCGGGCAGAATATGTCAGTAAATGAGACAGAACCAGCAGGATCAGTTCTGGGGACAACAAGCGCAAACTGTCCTTTTAATGGATTCACTGGATCTGTTAAAGTTGACGGCACTCTTATCTCCATCATTACGGAACTAACCTTAACTCTGGAAAATGGTCTTGAGGCTCGAAACGTAGTTGGATCTGATCTAACCGAATACCCAACTATTGGACGTTCTACGCTAACAGGATCTGCAACCATGTATTTTGAGAACGCTGAACAGGTTGAGAAGTTTATCAATGAGACAGAATCAAGCATTGAATTTGAACTTAACGATGGAACTAACAAGTATGAATTTCTGATCCCTCGCGTCACTTATACAGGAGGAGCTAATCCCGATGTGAGTGGAGCAGGGGCAATAACCCTTGCAGTGCCATTCCAAGCACTTGTTGATGATACAACAGTATTGTCTAACATCCAAATAGATCGCTCGGCAGTTTAATTCTTTTCTGCCTCATGCAAAGGGGGGTGCGCATCCTTTAGCGAAAAGCAACGCACACTAATTAAAAAAAAAATGAAAGACCTAGAAGGATTCGCCACAGCGAAATTATCAGAAGAAGGAGTTAAGATTCCACTAACAGATGTTGAGGGAAACGAAACAGAACATTGGATTAAAATTAAAAGCACAGATTCTGTTTCTTTTAAAAAAGCCCAATCGAAATTTAGAAAGAAGCTGTTAGAAATTCATGAGTTGGCTGAAGCGGATGAGAATTTAGATTCCGTTATAGAAGCCGACAAAATAACATTAGCTTTGCTTGCTTCAGTTGTAGTCTCTTGGAGTTTTAAAAATGATGACGGCACACCTTACAAGTGTACAAACTCTAACATTATTAAGGTATTAAAAGACGCTCCAATTTTAGCGCAAGAAATTGATGTGGCATCAGCCAGAAGGAAAAATTTTATCAAAAGGAGCTTGGAAGAATCGAGAATTTTGCAAGAGAACAATTCAAGCTCCAAAAAAGACCAGAAGGAAGCAAAACTTCTCAAATCCAGCACTTAAAACAAGTTTGGAAAACAACAGGAGTTAAGCCAAAAGAATTAGAAGAATTAAAACCGTTACCAGATCATCTTTTATACGTCTTAGAATATTACCAAGAATTAAAAACAGATAAGCCTATTGATTTTAAAGAAATTGATTGCTGGTCAAGCCTAACAGGAATTGAACTAAGCGATTTTGACATTAAAGCAATTAGACTTATAGACCAAATACAACTGAATAGCCTCCATGATTGAAGACGTAGCAAGATTAAGACTAACAGTTGATTCAACTGGAATTACTCAAGCCAGAACCAAACTCAACTCCTTGGGTAATGCTGGATCTTCTGTTACTAAAAAAATAGCGGCGGGAGCTACAGCATCAAGAATTGCCTTTGGAGCATTGGCAGTAGGAGTAACTGCAGTGGGAGCTACAGTTGTAAAAACAACAAGAGAGTGGCTAAAGTTTAATACCGCCATGAAGGAGGTGCAAACTATTGCAGGGGCTAGTGCTAAAGAAATGGATTCGCTTCGATTGAAAGCGTTAGGGATCGCTCAAGCACTTGGAGTTGATGCTACAGAAGCAGCAGAAGGTTTTTACCAAGCAATCTCAGCGGGTGTTCCTACTGCAGAGGTTGATAAATTTGTTAAAGTTGCAGCGCAATTAGCGCAAGGTGGCTTGGCAGATATTGGATCTGCTACAGATCTTCTAACAACAGCACTGAATAGTTATGGCAAGTCTGCCGATAACGCAACGCAAGTTAGTGACCAATTATTCAGAACTGTAAAGTTAGGCAAGACAACCATACCTTTACTTGCTAGGAGTCTTGCTAGGGCTTCAGCCACAGCTAACACGGCAGGAGTTAGTTTAGAAGAATTGTTAGGCATCACTGCAGCCACGACAAAGCAGGGAGTTAAAACAGCAGAGAGTTTCACACAAGTTAAAGCTGCCATTGTTGCACTTTTGAATCCATCCGAAACGATGGCTGCAATCTATGAGAAGTTAGGCGTTGAGGGTGGCAGAGCTTTAATTGAGCAAGAAGGATTAGCGGGAGCGTTAGAGAAAGTTAGGTTAGCGGCTGGTGGTAGTGACGAAGTGCTTGTGAAGGCTTTGAGATCTATTGAGGCTTATAGTCTAACCGCATCCATAACAGGAGCGAAGTTAGAGGAAACAAAGAAGGCTATTGAAGCGATAGGGGAAGCCTCTGGAGATACTGCAGAAGCCTCGAAAATAGCAGGAGAAACGCTTGGCACATCATTAAAAAAACTTGGCAATTCGTTTTTAATCATGGCAGAAAATGCTAACCAAGCTACAGGGGCTAACGAAGGGCTTTCTGGTTCTATTGCAGACTTTGCTGATGTGTTAGCAGATCCAGAAATTTTCAGAGCATACTTTATAGCATTAAACGAATTTCCCGCTATCATAGGAAGATGGATTTTCTTAGGGCAAAATGCAGAGCAACAAGTTGAAAACTTTGGTAAAAAGTTAGAGGATGGAGCGGTTGATATTGCCAAGTATGAAAAAAGTTTAGCAGACTCAGCAGAGAAAAGGGCTTTAAGATCTGGCTCACTATTAAAAGTTGCAGAGAAGGTGTTAGAGGTTGAAAAAGAGTTAGCCAAGCAAAGAAAAATAGCAAGCGACTACGGAGGCGAAGAGAATCTACAACAGTTAGATGATGACATAAAAAGGGTTTCGCAATCTTTGAAAGTCATGGCTGATAATCTTAACCGAGGAAAGATTACTTTATCAGAATACAAAAAAGGCTTGGCTAATCTTGCAAACCTAACAGCCTCACGAAATCGAGTAGCTGCGGAACTTGAAACGACCAAAGAGTTAGAAAAGCAACTTGGGGTTTACATGAGAATCGGAGGTGCTGGAGGTCAAATTGCAGAAGAACAATTTAAAATAATTGTAAAACTTGCAAGATTAAATGAGTTGCTTACAAGCAACAAAATTACAACAGAACAATGGAGAGCGGAAGCTGCAAAATTAAAACAAACTTTTGGTGAAGTAGAAGGTAGAGTTCAATCTTTCGGGAAAACATTCGCAACTGTATTCGGTCTTATAGCTGAATCAAACCAAGAGCTTATTGATATAGGACAAAAAGCGTTAGATATTGCAGGAGCGGAAATAAAACTTGCTGCAATGTTTGGCGAGGAAACCGACAAGAACATAAAAATTCTTGAAGATAAGCTAACAGTTTTTGATGATTTTCTTGCCACAGGCAAAACGCTAAATGCAGATCAGCAATGGCTTTTAAATCTTTACGAAAATCAGCTTCAAGCATTAAGAGATCAAAACGCTGAAAAGGGGAAAAGTGCTGCTCAATCAGCAAGAGAAGTTATAAGAGAAAATCTGGCAACAAAGCAAGAAAGGGCTTCCATAGAATATACGAGAACAGTAACCGAAATTAAAAAAGCAAAATTTGAGCCAGAAGAAGAAGCGCAATTTATACAAAGAGCGGGAGATCAATTTGCAGAAGACATAAAGCCAGATGAAGAGAGACAAGGCGCAACTAACAAGGCTATTGATTTACAGGAAGGCATTGACCAAGAAGCTGAACAGTTAGAACAATATTATGAATCGGATTTGCAAAGAATTGCAAGGCACGAAGAAGACAAGAGAAAGATTATTAACGAAGCTACAAATCTAACTTATCAGCAGAGAACGGATTTAATAAAAAAAATAGAAGATGACGCAATCGAACAAAGGCTTAAAGCAGAACGTGATTCTTTGAATCAAAAACTTGATGCGACAAAAGACTTCTTTGGAGGCATGAGTGCATTAGCTGGAGCATTTGGCAAAAAGGGATTTAAAACAGCGCAAGCATTTGCGATAGTAGAAGCCACAATAAGCACATATCAAAGCGCAGCAAAAGCGATGGCTACTGTTCCTTATCCCTACAACTTTATAGCTGCAGCGGGTAATATTGCTTACGGATTGGCTCAAGTGGCACAGATACGCTCTCAGCAGCCTCCTGCATACCAGCAAGGAGGTATTGTAAGCGGTGCTTCTTACGGGGGAGATCAGATAAACGCCAGACTAAATAGCGGGGAAATGGTTCTAAACAAAACTCAGCAATCTAACCTTTTTGCACAAGCTAACAATCCAATAGCGGGAGGATCAAGAGGCGGGAATGTAACTATTGTAAACAATGCACCTGTTCAGTTAGAGGGAGAAGTAGAGCAAGACGATGACGGCAACTTTAAGATAATTGTTGCGCAAGCAGTAGAGCAAGCCAAGATAGAACTAACAAATGAAGCCAGAGAGGGGGGTGGTGATTTTGTTCCAGCACTAGAAACTAACTACGGATTAAATAGACGATAATAATATGATAGATTGGAATGATACAAACTTGCCTAATCCCGCTACTTTAAGCGTAACTAACAAGAGCCAGAACCTCCGCAAAAAAATGGAGTCTGGAAGGACTGTACAACGGCAAAGATGGTCAACACCTTTAGAAGAAGGCACTGTAAATTTTTCATTTTTAAAAGAACAATTCCAAATCTTTAAAGGAGTTTGGAAGCACTATCTAAGAAATGGAAATGATTGGTTTTTCATTGATTTGCCAGTGGGAGGCGCACAAGTTCTAACACAATGCCAAGTTAAATTTGTTTCTGATTTTAGCTACAAGTATAGGAGCATCGGATCTGTAGCTGTTCAAGCAAAAATAGAGTTTAAAGAAGTAGAAACTATTAACGAGTTAGAGTTAGGAAACTTGATTGATGTAGGAGATCTAACAATAGCAGGTGAATTAGATACTATTGTTTTAAAGTATGTAAATAACACGGGCTTTTCTTCTGCCACAAGGCTAAAAACAGCAATAAGGACAGTAAATAATACTGTCCCTTTAGCTTACCAGTATTGGGACGGCACGACCTTACTAACAACTAACGGAGATAGCGGAACTAAAACGCTCCCAGAAACACCACAACAAGAAATTTTTGTTGTCAATGCTTACGCTAATATATCAAACTCAGATCCAACACCAAAAGAGTCACAAGTGTTAGATCAAATAGCATTTTTTGCTGCCTATCTTCTTTACGAGTGGAAACCAAAAGCCAATTTACCGAAGCATTATTGGAGAAACATAGATTTTGTTCAAGTTCCTAATTATCAAATGCCAGAGCCTAACGGAACTTTTACTTACCCGATAAGAAGTAATTTTGAAAAGATAAGAATGTCTTCAGTGACAAATCTGAAAAACCTTGTGTTTGATTTAGAAGATGACTCGCAAATTATCCCTCAATTACAGACTCAAATGGCTTTAGAAATTTCTAACAACGTAAATCTTGTTAGTTGGGTAACTAATCCCTCACCTAACCTTGCAAAATGCAGGGTTGCAAGAAGCAGGATACAAAACAATGACGCTCTAGCAACATTGGATTTAAGCGAATATGATTTTTATTCCGAGTTTCCTACTAGCGCAGATCCAGACTTAGAAATATCTGGTTGTGCAAGTCTAACAACTATCACCATAAATGGCTGCCCAAGTGTTGGAGTTGATGAGGGCAGAGGAAATTTAGATCTTGAAAATAATAGCTCTCTAACAACAATAAACATTCTTGGAAATAGCCCGTTTCCATTTAGAGGAGAAAATGATTGGCAAAATTGTGCCTTAAACATAGGCGCATTAAAAGCAGTAGTTGATAATTTATATGGAGATTCGACTTTGGTATTTGGAGCTAATGCAATTAAAATTCAAGGAAACCCATGCTGGCAATCTGGGGCTTTATTCCCCGCAAGAAATAGAATTGATATTGTAGTAACCTCAATAACAAGCACCCTAACAGATTTCACAGTAACGACTGCAGTATCGCATGGTTTAAGCATTGGAGATTATACAGTAATTGCAGGATCTTCCGTTTCTGCTTATGATAAGCTGCATACTGTTAGTGCTGTAACTTCTAATACCTATACTGTAACAAGTGATCTAAATGCGGGTTCTGCAACGGGAGGCACTACAAGCCAAGAGGGGGAGCAAGATACTGCTTATGTAGAAGAAAGAGCAAAAGAAAATAACTTTATTTGGATTGCATTTTAATTAACTATCTAACAAATGAACACAAGCATTAGCGAAGCATTAAAAGAAGTTGGGGCATTAAATCACAGAGACATTCCAATTTTGGAAACTGTTAGCGTTTATCATCCAAGCGGGGGATCTGTAAATATAGTAAATGACAGAGAAGATTTATTCGCTTGGGCTGGAAGTGCAGGGGGAGAAAAGATAATTTTTGAAGCGGGTTCTTTCAGTCTTTCTCTGCCACAATCTAACAGTGAAGGAGTTAGTTTTGTTAATATTGCCTTTCCTAACATAGATGGGAAAGCTTCTAAGTTTCTAAAAAGCGTTCCAGTAGAAAGCACAGCACCAATAACTTTAGTTTACAGAATTTATGTGGGAGAAAATGACTTAGGTTATAATCCAGATACTCACTTCCAAGGGCTTCCAGTAGTCCAAAACGACCCCCCTCTAACAGTTGAAATTTTAAGTGTTCAAATTACTCCCTTTCAAGTAAATGCAAGAGCAACATACAGATCTTTAATTAATGCAAAATACCCAAACAAACTCTACACAATCCAAGACTACAAAGCCCTTAATAATTAGCCTTATCGGGTGCAAGTATTTGTCGGGCGGGTTAGATCGTAATGGCTTTGACTGCTGGGGGCTTGTCTGGTATTTTTATAAGGAGTTAGGAATAGAAACGCCTAAGCCTTTTGAGTATATAACGAGAACAACTAACAAAGCAAAAAACGCTGCGACAAAGGAAATCAAAGGCAAATATTTAAAGGAGGTAAAAGACCCGAAAGATTTTTGCGTTGTTTCTTTTAAGCGTGGAGATTTAGCTATTCACACAGGGATTTATTTTCCAGAAACAAAAAGCGTTCTGCATTGCGTTTCTAAATCTGGGGTGGTTTACGAGCCACTAAAAAGAGCAGAATTAACAAGATCAATTAAAGGAACTTTTTTAGAATGGCTTTAGTAACAATAACGAAAGACGCACAAGATCCCCACGCTACTAGGTGCATTAATTACAAAGCACAAGGAACGCTGTTAGAGTGTGCTAACAAGATGCTAGGAAAATGGGAGGAAACTCCTTGGATTTGTGTTTTGATGCGTGGAGAAGATAGATTCCATCCACTAAGAGAAGAATGGGGGGAGGTTGAAATAGAAGAAGAAGACAAAATTTGCTTCATCGTAAACATTGGAGATCCTGTCTCAATCGTCTTAGCTATTGTTGTGATTCTGTTAGTAGTTGCGATTTTGTTTCTTGTAGCCCCCGTAGCTCAAGACACGCCAGAAAGCGGAGATCCAGTATTTAGTATTGATGGGCAAAAAAACCAAGCAAGATTGAATCAACCCATAGAAGATGCTTATGGAAGAAACAAGTTGTATCCTTCTTACATAATGCAGCCCTTCACATTGTACGACAACAACAAACAATATCTCTACCAAAGATTTACGTTAGGGCATGGAGTTTTTTATTATGCTGGAAACCCGCCCTACCCTGCAGGGTGGGAGCAAGAAATTCTTCTGTTAGATGATACCAGAGTTGATGATAACGATAATGTTAAATATGATTCATTTGGGAATTTTGGTAACAGCCCAAACTCAAGGCTTACTCGTCATGGGTATAATAATATAAGCCTTTGCAGACAGGTGAAAGGCTTAGAGTTGTTAGCACCTAACCAAAAAGATTACACTGAATTTGCTGGACCTTATAAAATCAACCCGCCTAACACAACGATTAAAAAAATCGCTTGTGATATTTCCTTGCCAAACGGAGGATACAGAATGGACTCAAAAGGCAAGATGCGCTCTGTATCAGTTAAGTTTAAATTTCAAATAAGAGAGATTGATAATGACTCTACCCCTATAGGAAGCTGGATGTTACTTCGGGAAGTCAACAGAGCCTATCAAACAGCACAACCCATAAGATTTACGATATATGCAAAAGCCCCGTACAAAGCAAGATGGGAGATAAGAGCCAAAAGAACAAATAATGCGATTTTAGATGGTAAAGGATCTAACAAAGTTTATTGGGATCTTTGCAAAGGCTATAGAGGGAACACTGATAAAACACCCAATACCAAATTGGCATATTTTGATTTTCCTTGGTTCTCAATGGAAACTTTAGCCGCTCAAAACACGCAATCTAACAAGGTAACAGTTTTATGTAACAGAAATGTTAGAGTGCTAACTTCGGACTTTTCTACTAATTGGGTAGGGGCTGCAGAATTTGCCCCAGATGAAGCAAGAAATCCAATTTGGGCTATGTGTAGCATTTTGCGAGCCGATTGGGGAGGTAGGATGGAAGGGCGAGAACAAGAGCTTATGGATATTCCCGCAATTAGGGTAGCAGTAGCTCAAGCTAAAGAAGCAAATGAGAATTTTGACTGGGTTTTTACCAAGACTACTACAGTTTGGGATGCTATCAAAATGTGCTGCTTTGTCTGCAGATGTACTCCAATAATGGTAGGGGGTAAAATAAGTGTTGTTAGAGATGAGCCAAACGCAATTCCAGTAGCTATTTTTAACAGAGAAAATATACTTGAGGGAAGCTTAAAACTAACAAGAAGAATTTGGAACAATGACTTAAATGATGGATTGGTAGCAACGTATTTAGACCATAAAACATGGAAAAACCAAACTGTGACGGCAACCATAGGAACTCAAACCGCCTCAAACCCTAAAACAATAAATTTTTCGGGAGTCACCAGAAGAAAACACGCAAAAAGATTAGCCAATTATCTTTGGGCAAGTGAGTATTATAACAGGCAGCAAATAAAATTTGAAACTGATTTTTCTGGAGTCGCTTTGACCTATGGAGATATGATAAAAGTTTGCACTGATGTTTCAGAAAACGGGCAAGATGGATATTTGGTTTCTATATTCAATAACCGCATCTTTACTCTGTCAGAAATTCCTGTTTTCTCAATCAATTCAACTCACACAATTATCTTTAGGAAAAAGAATGGTGAGTCATATGGACCTTTCGAGGTGGTGGCAGTTGCAGGAGAGGAATACCAAGTTGAATTAGCAGATCCGTTAGGTCAAATTGACCCTTTGCTAATTCCTTTAGATGATCAAAGACATCAACCGCCAATTTACATTTTTGGACCTTTAGAATCTGATGGATATTTGTGCAAAATAAACAAAGTTGTTTCTAACAGCTATGACAAGATGAGCATTGAATGTGTAGTTGAAAACTTTGGTAGGTTTTTAAAGGATAATGAAGACCCCCCAGAATTAGAATATGAAGAGCTTGAGCCTGTTATAGTTGCTCCCTCTGTGACTGGACTACAGCAAACGGACTACAACGATCTGACAAGACAAGTTAGCTTTTCTTGGGATGCAGCCCCAGAAGCTACAAGCTACTTAGTTGAGTATTCTTTAGACGGGGATACATTTATAGAAATATCTAACAATCTTACTTCAACCAGTTCAAGCTTCATTGTTCCAGCAGATCATGATATATTAGATGAGGAAGTCATGATATCTGTTTCTGCCAATATCAGCGGAGGTAACACCTCAGAAGCAACAACTATATCTGGACGGGTGGATGTACCTACAGAATTGACAGATAGCGAATCTCCAACAGCTAACATTTTAATAGATAAAGATGAAGACGAATTTGGAGAACAAGTAACCTTAAACACAGAATAAAAACATGGCACTAACAGCAGACAAATTTATCGTTCCTAATGGAGTTCCAGTCTTGGGGGTTCAGAAAATGGAATCTTCAATAATCGGAATAGCAGACTTATGGGATTTTGGCATTTTTGATTATAGAAATACACTAGCCCCGCAATCTCTAACAGGAGGAACTCCGATAGCATTAAACAATAACGGGGGGGGAGTTGAAACCTACAAAAATTTACCAGATACAGCCGTCACTGATGTTTGGAACACGGCAACTAACAGATTTGCTTTTACTGAATTAAATATCGGAGACATGATTGATATTCGGTTAGATCTTGAGGTAACTACTACAGTTAATAATCAAACTTTTTCTATTGATATGGAGTTAGGGCAAGGGGGGACACCTTTTACTATTCCATTCGTAGTTAATCAAGAGCATAAAACAGCTGGGGCGGTTGCGGTTATTAGATACAATGGAATCTACATGAGAAACGCAAACACTATCACAAAACCAGCGCAATTTATTCTTAGTTCAGCAGATGATCTAACAGTTGATGTTCACGGATGGTATTGCAAAGTAACTAAAAAAGGAAGATAACTCTAACAACAAAAATAAAATTATGAGAACAATGGATAAAATCAGATCAGTAATTAGCTACTTATCCCTACTGCTTATTGCTTTGGCAATCTTGGCAATAGGGGCTTGCACAACTCCTGTTAGTGTTGGCTTTCAAGACGAGGGAATCAAAGGTTCTTATTCAGCTAAAGGGGGAGTGGAATTGGTAGTTGATCTTAGATCTAACAAGTAAATGGGATTTGAGCTAACAGGTCAAAACTGGTCTATTGATGAATTTAAAGATTACCTATCTGATGTAAATTTATCTTGGGCTAATTCTGTTACTGTTCACCATACAGCAAGCCCCAATCTAAAAAACCGCCCTAACGGATGGCAAGAAAGACATCTTAAAAACTTACAGCATTACTACGAAAAACAGTTAGGCTGGAGTAGTGGACCTCATTTGTTTACAGATGAAAAAAGAATCTGGGGTTTAAGTTCTCTTTATAGGCGAGGGGTTCATGCTGTTAGCTTTAACAAAGACTCTCTAAGTATAGAGATGTTAGGCAATTACGATCTCGAAAGCCCCCATGTTGGAAGGGGGCATAATGTGATTGAGTTAACAGCTAAAACAGTTGCTTTAATTCTTCAAAGGATGAATAATGAAGCAAGCAATGAAACAATCAAATTTCATAGAGATGACCCCAAGACTAACAAGAGTTGTCCTGGAAATCTGTTAGAAAAAAAAGTGTTCGTTTCACTTGTTAAAAGTTACATGAGTAACACCAATCTAACAATAGAACAAAGATTGACCCTTATAGAAAAAAAACTAAGAATGATTTAATATGGAACAAGCGGCAACATGGGCAAAACACGGGGGACTAATCGGACTAATTATTTTTTCACTTTTTGGAGTTATCCTTTTGATACTACACTGGCAAGCAAAGAAGGAAACGACTCATGCGGATTTAATTGCTAACATTATTGAGAAAGACAGAGAAGAAAGGCGGTTAGATAGAGCAGAGCATAAGTTAGACAGAGAAGAACATAAGCAAACCTTTTCCAAGCTTTCAGATGCTATTGATAGGTTAGCTTCAGAATTAAGAAATTAGTTTACAGTTAGATTCATGGGGAGATCTAACAAGGATGAATTGCAGAGGCAAGTTAGGCTTCAAGAATATTGGAACAAGCCTTCTGCTTATGTTTCACCTAAAATCAAGTTTGTTACAGATGAGGAAATTACCTTGCAAAAATACATTGATTCGATAACAAACTTTGAATTGATTCAAGGAGGAAGGCAAATCCCTAACAGAAAAGTCAAATATTAATAATCTAAAATTTCATGTACAGTTGCACGGCTCAAGATGATCCAGAATTAACAATGCACCCTAAGCATCATGGGATTGAGATTTGCTTAGATAAGCAGGTTTTTATGATTGCTTCTTACGATGAAGTTTTTCCTGTTTTCATTACAGTTGAAAGCGACCCTCAGATCATATCTGATTTAGATGAGGCGATACATGCCTTGTATGGTGAATTAAACGTGAAAAAGAAAGTGGCAGTAATGGCTTTATTCTGTTTAATGCTATTTGAAGCTTTATCTTTTCATGAAAGTAATATAAAACTTGGGGCATCGCAATGAAGCGAAAAAGCCAAAAAGCAAAACGCTAAAAGGCATTAACAACAAAAAAACAAACCGATGATAATAAAAGAAAATAGCAGCAAGACTAACGATTATGAGCCAATCCCAAAAGGAAGACATGAAGCAATTTGTGTAACAGTTGCAGGGATAGGAGAACAAGAAACTACGTATGGCGTAAAAAATCAAGTTATTACGACATGGGAAATCCCCTCTATTGTTAGAGAGTGGACAAAAGACGGAGAGACACAAGAAGGCAGAGCGCAAATTAGCAGAACATTCACTTGCTCATTAGCTCCTAAAGCATCCTTGCGTTTACTGTTAGAAAGTTGGAGAGATCGTGAGTTTACTCATGAGGAATTGCAAGGATTTGATATTAGTAAATTGCTTGGAGTTCCTTGCATGCTTAAAATCAAACACCAAACCTCAGCAGACGGGACTAAGATCTACGCTAATATTGCAGATGTTGAGCCATACGAAGGCACAGAGAAGCTTGAGCCAGAAGCAAGCCTAATTAGCTATGATCCATACAACCATGATCCAGAGGCGTTCAGTAAGCTGCCAGATTGGATAGCTAACAAGGTGGCAGTGCCAACAAGCGAGGGGTTAGATTATGAGCCTAACAAAAAAGAAGCAGAAGTTGAAGAACTTGACGAAATGCCATTTTAATTTCTTGTAGTAGTGTACAAAAAACAAACTCCCCGCTCCCGTTTTTTCGTTCAATGAGAGCGGGGAGTTATTATTTTAATGAAACATGGAAACTAATATTTTTGACATCGAAACCGCTCCTTATTCAGATGAGGAAATTCTTCGAAACGCTAAACCCTTCAATCCGCATGACGTAAAACTCGGGAATTTAAAAGACCCCGAAAAAATTGCTGCGAAACTTGAAAGTGCAGAAAAAGGGTATAAGCAAAGTTTGTTAGATAAAGCGGCTTTAGATCCTCACACAAGCACCATTTGCGCTATTGGATTAAACAAAGAAGGATCAAGGCAAGTTCACGTTATCTGTGAAATCCCAGAAAAGGAAATTCTGGAGATGTTCTGGAATTACTACAGGACATCACACAATCCTTGGTGCTATTGGAGTGGGAGCAACAATAAAGAATGTTTTGATCCAAGGCATATTATTGTTAGAAGCTGGAAACTTGGCGTTTTAGTCCCTCATGCTGTAGTCAATACAAGAGGCTATCTAACGGATCAATTTGTTGACCTCTCACAGATTTACATGTTTGGGGACAGCTACCCAAGCTACTGTAGTTCTGAGAATGCTTGCAAGCAATTAGGGCTATTCGGACAAGACCAAGGATGCGGAGTTATTTTGAGCAAGACGGATTTAAAGTCTGAAGGAGTTGAGGGCAAAAATTTTCATGAGGTCCTAAAATCCGATACAAAACTAGCATTGAAATATCTAACAAATGATGTTGCAATGGAAAGAGGAATTGCTGAGAGGATTTTATGAGCAGCCCAACACAAAGAACCCTTAAACTTTTAAGAGATGAAGGCTACACGGCTCAAGTTGTAGAACGATGGTGCAGCTTTACGAAAAGAAGGCATGATTTATTCGGTATAATTGATGTCTTAGCAATTAAAGACGGTGAGACTTTAGCGGTTCAAACAACTTCTGGTTCTGGGGTTTCTGCAAGATTGAAAAAGATGTTAGATAGTGAGAACTTAGAGCAAATTTTAAGGGCTGGTTGGAAAGTTCACATTCACGGCTGGAGGAAGCTGAAAGTGAAGAGGGGAGGCAAGGCGATGAAGTGGGAGGTTAGATTGATTGATGTTAGAGATGAAGTAGAATTTTGATCTTAATATTTGTATCACATTTGATACACAAGCAGATTTTAAGCCGTAATTTAGAATTTAAAAACAAACTAATTTATGAGCAAGAACTGGAAGATTAATAAGATGAATGATGTCGCACTTCTAACAATGAATGTGCCAAATAAACCTATAGAAAATGGCTGGGAGCAATACGTCCTGCTTACTTCAGATTGGCACTGGGATAATGCACATGCTGACCTCAATTTGCTTAAGCGAGATTTCGATGAGGCAGTAAAACGAGATGCTCCAATTATGGCTTTTGGCGATTTGTTTTGCTTGATGCAAGGGCGTTATGATCCACGCAGAAGCCGTAGCGGAATGAGGCGAGAATTGGATGAAGATAACTACTTGGATCAAGTGGTAAATAAAGCAGCAGAATTCATGCTACCCTATAAGGATAATTTTTGTTTTGCTTCAAGAGGCAACCATGAAATTTCTAACCTCCGAAATAATGATACAGATGTAATAGAAAGATTTTGTGAGCGGATGAGATTTGGAGGCTCTAACATTGTTACGGGTGGGATAGGTGGTTGGGTTTTCTTTCGTGGCGTTTACAGTGGCAGAAGTCACACGAAAAAAATGGCTTACCATCACGGGGCTGGTGGTGGTGGTCCTGTTACAAAAGGCACTATTAAAGCTAACAGAAGATCAACATATTTACCTCAAGCTGATATTGTTGTGGCTGGTCACATTCATGAGCGCTGGGCATTGACTCAAGTACAAGAAATCATCAGCGACACAGGACAAAGAAGTTTGAAAGATCAAGTTCACATTGCATTGCCAACTTACAAGCAAGAATACAATCCAGACGGCTACGATTTTCACAACTTAAACGAGCGACCACCAAAGCCGTTAGGCGGGTGCTTTTTGAGATTCTTCATGTATAAGGGAGGAATGAAATGTGAGCAAGTATTCACATAGTAATTACACGAAACAGGTCAAGAAGTATTTGATAAAATACCACGAATAAATCAAACTTAAAAATAAAGCCAAAATCCTGTTTACCTGCTAATTTTTTTGCATATAAAGGCAAAGAATGAATGAGGAAAACAAGAAGAGCGGTTACATATTACTGCATAGATCGCTTAGGGGGCACTGGATTTGGAATGATGCAACCAAGTTACAAGCATGGCTTGATATACTGCTGGAGGTCAACCATGCTGACAAAAAGGTGAACATAGGAATGCATGTGATTGATGTAAAAAGGGGGCAGTCGGTTAAGAGCATGGTTACATGGGCGAAGCGGTGGAATTGGAACAAATCGAAAGTTAATAGGTTTTTTAAATTGTTGGTAGATGAACAAATGATTGTTCTAACACCAAACAAAAAAACGACACACTTAACTGTTTGTAACTACGGCGATTATCAAGACGGGCGAAACGCAAACGAAACGCAAACGAAACGCAAACGAAACGCAAGCGAAACGCCAGCGAATACAAACAAAGAATTAAAAGAATTAAAAGAATTAAAACAAATAGAAAACCATGTTGCTTCGCTTGTGAATTATTCACAAAAAAACGAAACCCACTTCTCAAGTGATAAATTTAAAGACGCTTGGCTCGATTGGTGCAAACATAGGAAAACAATTAAGAAACCATTAACCGAAAGAGGGGCAGAAATCACTCTTGGCGAATTGCACAAGCACGAAGAAGCAATAGCAATTTTGATGATTGAAAAATCTATAGCAAACGGGTGGACGGGCATTTTTCCATTCACAAGCAAAAAAAGCATGGTGTCATTTCAAGACATTAAGATATTGGAAAGAGAAAAGAACATGAAAAAATTATGAACGAAAAAGAAAAAGCACATGAAAAAATTAGCAATTTGTTTCGTGAAATGGAAGACCTAACAGAATCGCAACCAGAAGAATTTATGCAGAAGTTAAGAATGGCTCTTGTTTTGATTAAGATTGAATACAACAAATTAAAATTGATTTGATGAACTACACTAATGGGATAAGCGAAATTTACATAGCATCTGCAATATTGAATGAGCCAGAGAGGGCGCTTTCTAAATTGAAATCAGAACGGATTAGTTCTGAGTATTTTCACAACTACCTGCCAAAATTGATTTGGAACTTAGCAAATAAATTATTTAAAGACGGGCGATTGCATGAGATAGAAATGCTTGAATTCTCTGACGAGATCAAAGGACAAGCAAACGGGGAAGAGTTGAGTCATGGAATATCTAACATAAGGGGAGAATGGTGTGGCTGGGAACTTACCACTCAGCACCTCAAAACGCTGAAGACAATGCAAGCAACAAGATTTGCACATATCAGTTTAAATGATGCTTTGGGATTTTTAGAAGAAGGACAATCGCCAGATGAAATTTGCCAAGCAACCAAAGACATCACCGAGGGGATAAACAAAATTCTCGAATCAGAAAGCGGTTGGAAAACAGCAGAGCAAGGAGCTGAGGAGTTTTCAGATTTACTTATTCAAATCCACAATCAAAAATCCACAAGCGGAGTGCCAAGCGGAATCTTCGAAATTGATCAAATTACTGGAGGACTTGGCTCAAATGAATTATGGGTGATAGGAGCGCAAACCAGCGGAGGCAAAACGGTTCTTATGTTTCAGATAATGGGTAACTTTCTGAAATTGGGCAAGAACGTATTGCTATTCTCACTGGAAACGGAAGCTAACCGAGTCCACGCAAGATTAGCAGCGAACACGCAAAACTTAGAAATGAACAAAATTTTAGGAAATGGCATCATGCCATTAGTTAAAAATGATTTTATAAAGTTGAGATCATACATTGAGGACGTAGTAAAATCTGATTGCTTAACAATTTGCGATTCTGATTCTATAACTATGGAAAGCATCATTGCTAAATCTCAACAAATCAAAGACACGGGTAAAAGCATCGACTTAATCGTTGTAGATTATATACAGTTAGTTACCCTAACAAATTCAAACGACAAATCGAGACAAGAGCAAGTTGCCGAGGTTACCAGAACATTGAAACAATTGGCTAAAAAATATAAATGCCCAGTGTTGACAGCAACGCAACTTAATGATGACGGCAAAGTTAGGGAGAGTAGGGCGATTGCTCACGACTCAGACGTTCTGCTAATGATTTTGGATGGCTCGGAAGCAATATTTGTTTGCAAGAATCGAAACGGAGAAAGGAACAAGACTTTAGAATTGAAATTAAACGGGGCTATGCAAAGATTTGAATAATGAAAACGCAACTTTATAAATACAAGGCAAAAATAATATCAGTATATGATGGTGATACAGTAACTGCAAATATTTCACTTGGTTTTAATATGTGGATGCTTAAACAAAAGATTAGGCTATATGGCATTGATACGCCAGAATTGAGAGGCGAGGAACGAGCAGATGGATTGGTGGCAAAAGCACGGCTTGAAGAATTAGTAATGAATAAAGAAATTCTGTTAGAATCCCATTTGGACAAATCTGGGAAATATGGTAGATGGCTTGGCACTTTGATTGTTGAAGGAGTAAATGTAAATCAGCTTTTGGTTGATGAAGGATTGGCTGAAGATTATCTTAAATGAACTACAGCAAATTTATTCCTAACGAAGTCACAGTAGAAAACATAATCAAAGAGACATCCAAATTATGGAATGTTAGAGAAGAAGAAATGATAAATAAGGGTAGAACTCAACCATTGGCTTTTGCTCGACAGGTTGCCATGTTTTTAACCTATGAGCTAACAGGTTTAAGCACAATAAAAGTAGGCAAGGCTTTTGGAAACCGAGATAGCAGTACGGTTTATTATGCAACCCAGAAGATAGAGCAAGCCATTCATCAAAGCCCCCAAATTAAAACGGCAGTTGAGCAATTGCGTTTAAGATTGCAAAGAATTCCAGTGAAATAATTTACGCTGGAGAAAAAAAATAGGTATATAAAATATACCTTTTCGGGGGATGAAGGAAGAATTAATGATTTTATTGTTGCATTAATTCAAGTTTTTCTTATTGTTCAATCATCAGCGGGAGCAACCGCAACCGCAACCAAACCAAACACTACTACAAACATGAAAACCGAAATCAAAATAACAGCGTTAGAATCGAAAGTCCTCAATTGGCTAAAAAACGAAGGATGGTATAACTACGACAATGAGCCGTTCTATTCCGATGTTGAAGCAAAGGACATTGCAGCAGGCACAGAAATAGATATCCAATCATTGAAGGGGGTTCTTGGCAGCCTATCAAAAAAGGATCTTATTTCAATTGATGAATACGAAGCGAACTTTAATGCTCCTATGTATTTTATCGTAGCAACCGAAAACGCCTACATCCAATTGGGAGATGAAAAACTTTTCCGTGAATTAGGATATTAAAAAACAATCTCAGCCCCCCGCAAAGGGGGGCATCAAACAAAAAATAAAAACACTACTACCATGAAAAAACCAGAAACCAGTTTAATTCAATACATTAAAGTTAGAGATCTTAAGATCGGGGACATTGTTAGAATTGGAAACGATGAACACACAATCCAAGAACTGCACCCCTACGGCACTTCTTATCACAGTCAGATTGTAGTTACGAATTTGACACCTCCGCAACATGCTCCGCACTTTGACAATTTGCACGAATTTGAGTTAGTCGGCTTCATGTCACCTTTCTTCACCATTCCAGCAAAACCAAAGCGGAAGCGAGTGAGCAAGGTTGTGCAACGAGTCCAAGCGCAAGGCTATAACATTGAGCGACAGGGCAGGGAATGGCACGTCTGGAAAAAGGATGACCATTCAGTCACTGCGATCTATGACACACTGAAGGAGATCCCAGAAAGCAACCCCGTCTAATTATTAACAGCCCTCCGAAAGGAGGGCAAACATAACACTACTAAAATGAACGCAGAAAAAGAATACGAACTGGGGACAATTGCAAACAATCTTGCCTCAATTTTAAATGCTGAAAAAACGGCAAAAGGTAATACGCTTGAGGGCACTAACGATTTAGTTAAACGTCATTGCATAAGATTATTGCTCAAGGTGTGGAGGGCGCAACGCTACACAAAGAAGGGAACAGCGGAAGCCACCCGTGCTGACTTTAACGTAAGCACGGCGGAGCAAGCCGTTTACATATATATAAACATTAAGGGCGTTGCTTTTTATGAATACAAGAAAGTGTATGGCGAAGCAATGGCGCTCTTAGCCCTATAACCAACCGCAAGAAAGTGTAAATTTCACAAGTTGAGGGGGCAGCGTGTGAAAAAAAGAGCCTCCCCCAAGCCGTATAAAATAAAGGATTAGCAAATGCATATGATTATCTTGTTGCATTAATTCAAGCAATGGCTACCTTTTGATCATCAGCGGGAGCAACCGCAACCGCAACCAAACCAAACACTACTATGACAATCGAAGAAATAAACTTACACATTAGCCAAATCAAAGAGGAAATCCAAATGACCGATTCCAGCGACACACGGCAAATGCTTAGAGGCGACCTCCAAGACCTTATCAATGACAGAGCAAGATTGAGCTAACCGCAACTTTAACCACCAACACCAACACTACTACAAACATGAAAAAATACAAACTCACAATTGAATCAGACGTAAGAGACATTCAACTTTTGACTGGTATTATTGAGGACAATTCAACCGTTGATAATATGCTGGTAATGGAACATTCAAACCTCTGGACGTTCGAGGGTAACGAGCTTGACGAGGTTGAGGACATGGAACATGAAATTAACGAGATGATTGAGGAGTCTAAAAGCGGCTGCATCATCTATACCAACATTGAATACATTGGAGAGATTTTCGGTGTTTTCACCAAAAATCCACTACTACCATGAAACCAAACGATAAAAAAATGACATCAACTGAATTCTTCCACATAAACTATGGCGAGTGCTGGAAAGAGGCAAAGGAGATAATCGGCAAGACATATACTTACGATACAGCATCGACACTCCAGCATGATCTTTACAACGAGCGCTTTAAGAAATACTTCACGCAAGATTCTAAATAACCAATCTCAGCCCCCAGCAAGGGGGCATTAACCAAAAAATAAAAACACTACTACCATGAAAAAACAAACACCAACAGTAAACCAAGAATCCTCAGAAATTGAGAATGCTTGGGATGAATTATTAATGAGCGAATTTGCTACCAGCGATGAACTTATCCTTATTACTAAAATTAATGGCTACAACATTGAAACCTTAGAATCAGTGCTTTATTGCAGAACGGGATTGCGTGACTTTGACCAACTTAACGATGAAAGGAACTAACCAATGGATTTAATAGAAGACGCAATAGAAAGTTATTTAAACGGCAACATTCAAGACGTAAGAACATGGATGGAGCATAACGGCATCACATTATCGAGCATGCTAAATATTTACATATTAGACCACAATCCAAACAAGGCAGACATACTTCTTTTTGTTCATCGTTTGCAATACCTACCACAATAAAAAATGAACGAAAAAATAACCGATATTTCAAGCGGGGGAATTGATTGGGAAAACATCAATCTAAAATCCCCATTTGAAAGAAGTTTGAATTTAATCACGCCCTTGAGCTTTGAAACGCTTTTGCTGGAGGTTGGTTGTAACATTCCAGAAATAACAAGGGGGGCAATCTTAATGCAATTCAAAGAAGATGTATCAAGTAGGATAGAAGAAGCATGGGAAATTTTCGAAGCAAACTTAGATGCAATATTTGACGAGGCAGTAAAAACCCGAAAGGACTAACAGAATGAGATACGCAATGAGAAACTACTACATAAGAATTGGAGTTAAAGGAAACACTGACAAATCAATTTTTGAGAATGTCATGCCCTTTAGATCTTTTTTTGCAGCATGCAATTTTGCCCAAAGAGTGAGCGAGTCGGAAGACGGGGAAATCGTGGAAATAAAATTAAGAGGTTAAATCAAAATAACTAAAAACATCAAAAGAAAATGGCAAGACAAACATCAATAGATTGCTACGTTAAAATAAAAGAAAGCAAATTGCTCTCAAAAAGAAGACTGCAAGCTATGGAATATTTAATGGATATTGTTCCTTGCACTGCTAGTGAATTGCAAAAAGCAATGCCCTACCATGACGGGGGGAGGGATTGCATGAAAAGAATTTCTGAATTGGCAGAATGTGGAGTTGTTTACGAGAGAGGTGTTAGACCTTGCAGAGAAACAGGTAACACAGTCATTGAATGGGATCTAACAGATAATCTCCCAAAGAATATAAAACCAGAAACTAACACAAAGAAAGAAAGAATAAATAAAGCCGTTGGGGCTTTTTGGGATCTGTATAATATCACTGCAACCCCCGAAGAATGGCGAAAAGTTGCGGATTTAATCAAAAAAATTTGATTCAATCAAAAAAAAGAGCCTTCGCAAACCCATATAGAATAAAGGATTGGCTACAACAACATGATTATCTTGTTGCATTAAATCAAATAAAGGTCATATTTCAATCATCAGCGGGAAGCACCGCAACCAACCAACCAACCAAACACTACTACAATGACCAGCAAAGAAATCAATCAATCCGTTCTCAATCGTTACAAAAAGAATGAAAGCGAAAATGCACATGCAGAAAATTATCTCCTACTTGCAAATTGGATGCGTGATGACGAAGCAAGCGCAATCGCCAGATTAAACATCCAGTTCCAAAAAGAACATGGCTACGTTCAAACGGATTTGCGGAATTTAGCACACAAGCATTGCAACCCGTTCCACGCAATCCTAATTGATAATTGCAAACTTCAAGAATACGAGAAATTTGATACAATGATTCAGCAAGTAAATGGCTGGGACATTGAAGCGGAGCGCTTGTTAGCTGGAGATTATGATTTAACCATCGAGTCCCCTTGTGGCAACTACGGCAGTTCATTTTACTATTGTGAGGATTGCGGGGCAAACCCCGTAGTGCAATGTTATGACGAGGACATAGCCCCCGCATCCATGAAGCGAGTCCCTGCCGAGGTAATGGCATTTGCTACAGCATGGGAAGCCGAATTGAACGCAGACATTTAATAAACAATTTCAGCCCCCTTATAACGTTATAGGGGGGCATTAACCAAAAAATAAAAACACTACAAACATGAAAAAGCAAAAATCAGCAGTCGAGTTCCATGTGGAACTTTCGCAATGGTATCTTAAAAACCATAAGCCAAGCACGGGCAAAAATAGGAAACAGGATTCTTTCTTCACTACCCTTGCCTATCAAGAGCAAGAGTTCGGCAGATGCGGAGATCTTAACAATGCGGTAGACCCCTTGCATGAACTTGAATGGTCAGAGGCAATATTCGAAAAGGCAGCGCATTTAGACGTAGCAATCAAGTTCCTAGCATGGGCGAAGCGTTCAATTGAAGAAACGGGAGACACGCCCTCAATGCTTCAGCTTGTCAATCAATTGCAAAAAGACGTTCTCATGGGCGCTCAACACGGTTCACGGAGTTCTTCAACCCCTACAAACATGGTGAAGGCAAAAGTGCTTGAGGTAAAGGCGAGGTATTTAGACCGCTTCATGCATGACGTTGAGTTTGTCGAAACAAAAAAACCAAGGAGAGCATAGAAATGGACACAGAAAAAGAATATGCTTACCCATACGTTATTTGCTCGGGACACTTGCAAGGTGTTTGCGTATCAACAGCGAGCACATTATCTCACGTTGCTTATTATTTAGAAGATGATCTTTATACGCTAAAAGAATTAAAAGAAAAATTAAACAATCAAATAAAAATATTAGAGAAAGCAGACAAGGACGTTAATTTGCTCCTTAAGAATCATTACGCAAGAAAATCATTAACAGAATCAGATTTGCAGTATGCAAAGCAGAACGGCTTGAGTATTGCCGACATGGTTTCTTTCAAGCAAGACATGGAGAAAGAAGTCGAGTTTGAAATAAAAGCACGGCAGCAAGAAGATTCTGCGGAAGCAATGCAGTGGGCAAATCCAGAAGTAGATTAATGAAAGAGATTAATAGATTCTTGTTAGAAACCGTGGCAATCATTTTGATTTTTTCGATAATGGGTTTTGCTATGGGAGTTTTAGCCATTGAAATAATAAAACAATGAAAATAGAAAAAGTAATAACATGCGGATTAAACCCAAGGCAAATTTATATCTTGGAGCAATTAATTGAAAACGATTCTCAAACCATGAAGGAGTTAACCACTGATTTTATGAGCAGAGTAAATCTAACAAATGCAATAGATGTGTTAGAAATGAAAAGATTTGCATTGAGGACAAGATCCGCAAATTACAATGCATTTGAAGACAGGAGACTTGTAAGGGTTAAGATAACCGAATCGGGAAGAGAGAAAATAGAAAGCATTTTGAAGTGATGCGGGGAATGGGTGCAACAATCACCGCAAAGCAGGTCATTTGACCTTAAAAGCAGTTCATTCATTGTAGTAGATGAAAAAAAACAGCCCCGCAAATCCTTGTTAAATCAAAGGTTTGCGGGGTTTCTTGCATAATAAGATGATTATCTTGTTGCATTAATTCAAGTTATCGCTATGTTTTAACCATCAGCGGGAACAACCGCAACCAACCAACCAAACACGACATCATGACAATTAATAGCAAATATGTAAGCATTGAAAAAGACGAACATGAAACCACACTTTGTTTCTGGGAAGACAAGGAAAAAACCAAATTGACATACTTCAAACCCTACAGCAACGAGGATGCTATCAAATCAGATTACAAATATTGGGGTAGCGATCTGAAAACAATAGATTGCATCTAACCAACCAACCGCAACCAACCAACCAACCAAATAAAAACATGAAACTTAAAATATATCTAAATAAAAGATGGGACGATAAATGCGAAACTGTATTTTGGACTTATGATAAAAATGCAGCGGAGGCGATGAGATCTCTATACCAGAAAAAAGACAGATCAGTAAAATACTTTGTATCATATTACAGATACTACAAAGAAGACTAAAAAAACACTAAAACAAACGAAAAAATGACAAGCAATAACAACGTGATTATTTACACAAGCGCAGCAGATTTTTATGAAGGCATTTATGAATTAACCAAATACGGAGTTAAATTTGTAGGGCATCATAATGAGTTAAAAATCGAGTTACTCGGTGGATATTAAAAAATACTAACACTACTAAAAAAATGGAAATTAAAAAAGGCAGTTATATTAAATCCAAAGTTCATCCAGAATGGGGGCAATGGAAAGTCATGGAAGATAATGGAACATGGTTCGAGATATTAGGAAAAAGAAGCGCAAGGATTTTGTTTCATTCGGTTGCTCGTCAGCAATGGGAATTGATAGCAGAAGACGATTCTTCAGCAATTGCAAGCATTCAACATTAAGAAATCATGGCTCAAATTACATTAACTCCCGCTTACGGGAGAGATTACAAAAGCGTAAAAGCAATCTTAGCCGATTGGAATTCTGGGAAGGATTTTTTGATTGCTCAGTATGGGCATCCGTATGACGGCAAACCAGCAAACAAGTCAGACATGAAGGGCGTTGCTGTATCAATTCGCTATTCACAGATGCGGAAGGTCACAATAATTCAAAACTAAAAAACGATGAAAAGAAAAACCGATGCGGAAAGAAGCGAGCATGAGAAAATATTTTGGAAGATCCAAGGGTCAGAAGTATTCGAAAAAAAAGGTCAAGAAATTCATCTCATGTGGGAATTGATTGCGCTTTGTTATTCAATACAACAAAATAAAATCACTGAGCGAGAATGGTATTTGGGTGAAGATTACGGGTTTACAATGGGAGATTTGATTGTGGGAGCATATTACGCACTCGAAGAATTGCATGGAGGGCAGTATAGCGACACCTACGCTGCCTTGTGTGCTTTGGGGTCTATATACCAACCAAGTGCCTACGGGAACTCATACGAGGCAGGCACAGGCGAGGAAACAGTATACGAGGCGATTGGCTACCATTTATTTGATCCCATTAATGATAAAAAACTCACAAAATGGTCAGACAATGGAATTCTTGAATAAAACAAGCATTTAATATTTGACTGCTTCAAATTACAAGACAAAGTAAGCACCATATGGACTTAGAAAAAAACGGTATTTTTAACGATTGGCAACCAAGGGAACTCGCTGCATTAAAATCTGCTACAGAAAAATTAATGGCGAAGCAACCGAAAAAGAGAAACAGAGCAATAAAGAATACTCAAAACAAGACAGGAGTCAAAGGGTGTCATTATCATAGTGGGCATAATAAATTTATGATTCATGCCTTAATTGACGGCAAACTAATTTACGCTGGCAGAATGGTAGAGTTCGACAAAGAAAAAGCAATCGCCATGCAACAAATCAAAATAGAAGAATACAATAATAAACTACTATCAAAAAATGAAGATTGAAAAAAAGCACGGAGGTGTTAGAAAAGGAGCGGGAAGACCGAGGATTGACGAGGTAAGAATTACCCTTTCAATGCTTACCGATGAGCAAACGGCACTTAGGTTTAAAACATTAGCAGCAACATTAAATTTGTCCTACCCTAAAACATTAAGGTTCTTGTTAGATCAAAATAATAATAAATGAAAATCGTAGAAAGAAAAATTGATGATCTTATTCCTGCCGAATACAATCCGAGGCAATTAAGAGACAAACAATTTGAAGAAATCGAAAAAAGCCTTTCTAAGTTTGGCTTTGTTGATCCAGTAATAGTTAATAAGAAAGCACCCAGAGAGAATGTAATAGTTGGAGGACATCAACGCTGCAAGGTGTGGAAGGCATTAGGAAACGAAAAAGTGCCAACCTTTGAAGTGAATCTCTCTCTTGAAGAAGAACGAGAATTGAATGTTAGATTAAACAAGAATACTGGAGAATGGGACTTCGATTCTTTGGCTAATTATTTTGAGCAAGAAGAATTAATTGAATGGGGTTTTGAAGAATACGAATTAGGAATTCTTGACGATGTTGATTTAGCAGACTTTTTTGATGACGAGGAAAAAGAATCAGCAGATGCCTTGCCGAAAATTGTGTTAGAATATACCGAGGAAGAACATAAGAAAGTAACTGAAGGCTTGAAAGAGATTGCTGGCACTCCAGAAAATGCTGTTTGGAAACTTCTCGGACTCAAGGAATGAAAATCTACCTTGCGGGAACTTCACCCGACAACTTGAAAAGGTTGGAACAAAAAGCAAACATTCTCGAAAGTTTCGCATATATGAAGAAACATAAGAAGGACATTCATTTACTTCTAAGAAACAACTTTATGTTAGATAGTGGGGCTTTCACATTCATAGGGGACAAAAAAACAAAAATCAATTGGAAGCAATACACTGAAGAATATGCAAAGTTTATAAATGATAATGATGTAGAGTTGTTTTTTGAATTAGACATCTATTCGGTTATTGGAACAAAAGAAACGGAGAAATTAAGGACAGCAATCGAAGCCATGACTAACAAGAAATCAATTCCTGTTTGGCATATCTTTCTGGGCATTGACTACTACAAATGGATGGTTGAAAATTACGACTACATAGCAATAGGCGCAAGTGGAAGACACGATAGTAAATGGACAAGAACCAACCCAGAAAAATTAAAAGCGTTAGTTCAGTATGCGAAGAAGCGAGGAACAAAAGTCCACGGCTTAGGTTATACTGTAATGAAAACGCTTAAAGAAATTCCTTTTCATTCGGTTGATAGCACGACTTGGCAGCATAACGGTCATAGATTCGGAAAGATATATAAATTTACAGGAAACGGAATGAAGAACATTCACCCTAAGAAGAACGTAAAAAATAAAAACGGATTGATAGACCACAATTTTAAAGAATGGGTAAAGTTTCAATCTTACGCAGAAAGCAATCTCTAACATGAATGTTCTTGGTCACATAGCGGTTGGTCTAATTGGTTATGCTATAAGCAAAGATCCGCTTTTCTTGCTGGGTTCTATACTGCCCGATGCACCATTGATAGCAAACGAGATTCGCAGGACTCCATTCAATAAGTGGGACGTTAAAGGCAAGCGGCTTTATGATGTTACTCACTCGCTTTATGCTCCCATCTCACTTTTCTTTATTTCACCAATCACAAGCCTTGCTTTCTTAATACATATTCTGTTAGATGTTCCCTTTCACAGCAGTTCTTTTCGGTGGAAGCCGTTTCTTTTTAACCGCTACAAATCCAGCAAGAAAGCATTACTCTTAAGCGGAGGTGCTGACAGTATTGCTTGCTTCATGATAGAAAAGAATTATGATTGCTATTACTTTAATTACGGGCAAGAGTATCATAATAAAGAATACCATTATGCTGAAAAAATTTGCGAGAAATACGGCAAGAAATTAAATGTGATAAATTGCCAATGGGGACATGATGCAAAAAATAGAAATTACATGTTCATCTCAACCCTAACACAATTAGGATATGATGAAGTAATAATAGGAACGAGAAACCTCCTTCCATTCTTCGACAAATACAAAGACAGCAATTGGTTCAATTTAAAAATTTATCAATATTTACTCGGGGTTTATATCAATGCTCCCTTAATTGGACTTTTCAAAAAGCAAATAAAAAAGAAATGCCAACAAGAAGGCTATTATTCAAGTGAGAATTACAAAAAGAAAAAATGATATATCTTTCAACCAAAATAATTCCGTTAGGGTCAACTACATTTAGACAATGGAGGGCTGATAGTCATTGCAAATACATTCATGGCTACAGGCTTCTAAGCAAAATCTGGTTTACTGCGGATAAATTAGACAAGAACAATTGGGTCTTTGATTTTGGAGACTGCAAGCGATTAAAATACATGTTAGAATATCAATTTGACCACACATTTTGCTGCGCTGCAGATGATCCAGAGATTGAAACATTCAGACGATTAGAAGAAAGGGGATTGTTGCAGTTGAGAGTGATGGAAGAGGCAGTGGGAATTGAGGCAACCGCAAAGTGGGTCTTCAATCTTGCCAATAATCATGTAGAGGATAGAACGAGGGGAAGGGCTTGGGTTTCTAAGGTGGAAGTTTGGGAGCATGAAGGGAATAGCGCAATTTACGAAATAGACAAATGAAAGACTATCTAACATTAAGTGACGATTTAGCATTCTACACAATCGAAGGAGAAGGAGAACACATAGGAAAGCCTTCAGTATTTTTGAGGTTATCAAGCTGCAATCTAACCTGTAAGGGTTTTGCCACCGAGGACTCACCACATGGTTGTGACTCCTACATTTCATGGTCAAAGAAAATCAAGTTCACATTCCAAGAATTGAATGATTTTTTTGCCCGTAATCTTTTTGATGCTTATTTGAGAAGGGGGGCTATTTTAAAGATCACAGGGGGAGAACCATTGCTACAAAGAATTGCGCTTAAGGCTTGGCTTATAACTTTTGAGAAGCGTTTTGGTTTCATGCCTTGGGTTGATTTTGAAACCAACGGAACTATCTTAATAGACGATGATTACTGGGGTGAGGAAAACGAAAAGGTGTCTTTTACTGTTTCACCTAAGTTATCTAACAATGGAGATCCAGAAAAGGTTAGATACAAGCCAAAAGCAATCAAATGGTTAAGTGAAAACGGGGCTTGCTTTAAGTTTGTGGTAAGCGAGCAAGAACAAATAAAAGAAATTTATGATATGTTCATTGACAAAGGACTGATTGCTAAGTCAAGAGTTTGGCTAATGCCTTGTTGCGGAAGCAGGAAAGAACACACTGAGCAATCCGCAATGGTAGCCGATCTATGCAAGCATAACAATTTCAACTTCTCGCCAAGATTGCAACTTGTCATCTGGGACATGGCTCTTAAAGTCTAACAATTTACAAACATGAAAAAAGAACACGTAAACATTAACGACATAATCAAAAGAATACCAAGCAACTTAGGGCAAGGTCATAGAATCTATGGCATTCCAAAAGGAGGCTGGAACATTGCAAATCTGTTAGAAAAACAAGGATATGGTTTAGTTGAGTATGACGTTACAAAAGCATCCTTAATTGTTGATGACATAGTTGATTCTGGAGCAACCAAAGAACGCTACACGCAATTAAACGCAAGCGCAGACTTCTTTGCGCCATACGATAAAACAATTGAGCCAAACCTTCCTTGGATTGTCTTTCCTTGGGAGGGAGGGCAAGAGGCAAGCGTTGAGGATTGCGTAGTAAGGCAACTCCAATACTTAGGCGAGGACATCAGCAGGGAAGGATTGTTAGAAACACCAAAGCGAGTAGTAAAAAGTTGGAGCAAAATCTTTGGAGGTTACAAGGAAGATCCAAGAGATCATATTAAATTATTCGATTCTGAGGGATGTGATGAAGTAGTCCTCTTGAAAGACATAGAATTTTATTCAAATTGTGAGCATCACATTCAGCCGTTCTTTGGCAAAGCGCACATTGCCTACATTCCTAACAAGAATGTTATTGGAGTGTCTAAACTCGCCAGAATCCTTGAAGTATTTACAAGACGGCTGCAAATCCAAGAACGCATAGGAACACAAGTAGCAGACGTATTGATGGAGGAGTTAAAACCCCATGCTGCTGCCTGTTTAATTGAAGCAAAGCACTTCTGTATGGTCTGCCGTGGAGTAGAGAAACAAAACTCAACAATGATGACCTCTGCTTTGCGTGGAGTATTCAAAACAGACGCAAGCGCAAGAGCAGAATTAATGTCCATGATTCAAAAATGAGCGAAGAAACACAAATCGACAAAACTACAACGGGTAGACCAAGAATCATCTTCGACCTTGAGATCATCGAAAAACTCGCAGGGCTTGGTCTTAGGCATGAAGACATTGCTGACTGGCATGATTGCACCACAAGAACAGTGGAGCGAAGGATAGCGGAAGATGACGAGTTTTGTCGGGCTTATAAAAAGGGAAGAAGCCGACTTAAAGGGCGATTGAGGCAAGCACAATTAGACGCTTGCTGGGCTGGAAGCATTCCCATGATGATCTGGATGGGTAAGCAATTGTTAGACCAGAAAGATAAAACTCATAATGAGTCAGAGATTCAACTAAAGGACATCACGCCTACTATTAATTTGATAGCAAAGAAACCAGATGTCTAATGAACACGAATTGAACATAGGCTTGCATGACAAGCAATCTGAGGCGTTCTTTTCTACGGCTAATGAAATCCTTTACGGGGGAGCAGCGGGAGGCGGTAAATCGCACTTGATGCGGATTGCTGCAATAAATTGGTGCTGTGAAATAGCGGGGCTGCAGGTTTATTTATTTCGTAGGGTTTCTGAAGACCTTTACAAGAATCACATGGAAGGTGCGGGAGGTTTCCATGCGCTGTTAGGTAAGTGGATTGGTGCGGGATTATGCACCTACAATGCTTCAAAAAATGTAGTGCAATTCTGGAACGGCTCAAAGATTTGGCTTTGTCACTGCCAACATGAAAAAGACAAATTTAAATATCAAGGTGCTGAGATTCATGTTTTGATGATTGATGAACTAACACACTTTAGCGAGTCTATCTATAGATACTTGAGAGGCAGGTGTCGAGTTGGTTCTCTAACAATACCTAACAAGTATGAGGGATTATTTCCAAGGGTGCTTTGTGGCTCAAATCCTGGCGGGGTTGGTCATACATGGGTTAAGAATACTTTTGTAGATAATGCGCCATACAAAAGCATTGTTAAAATGGAAAAGAAAGAGGGAGCTATGCGGAGGCAATACATTCCCGCACTTCTAACAGACAATCCTACTCTTGATTATGAAGAATACTCTGGCAACTTGGAAGGGCTTGGATCTCCAGACTTAGTTAAGGCGATGCTTAATGGAGATTGGAACATTGTAGCAGGAGGGGCATTAGATGATTTATGGCGCTCAGATGTTCACGTAATAAAACGCTTCAAGATTCCTTTCTCATGGCGGTTAGATCGCTCTTTTGACTGGGGTAGTTCCACGCCTTTTTCTGTAGGCTGGTGGGCTGAAGCTAACGGAGAAGAAGCGGAACTTGAAGACGGCACTACATTCTGCCCGCCTAAAGGAACGCTGATAAGGATAGCTGAATGGTATGGTGCTGAAAAAGTTGGGACTAACAAAGGTCTTGCTCTAACAGCAAAGGAGATTGCCAAGGGGATTCTTGAGATGGAAAAGCAGTTGCTTGAATTGGGCTGGATTAATGGGAAGGTTTACGCTGGGGCTGCAGATAACCAAATTTCTAACGTGATAGAAAAAAATGCTGATACTATTGCTAAGAAAATGGCAGACGAAAAAGTAACTTGGCTTAAGTCTAACAAGAGTGCGGGTTCAAGGATTGTAGGGCTTGACCTTATCCGCAGCAGAATGAAAGCTGCTATTGATGGAGAGGGCGCTGCTATCTACTACATGAATAATTGCTTGGCAACAATAGCAACTCTGCCTATAATGAGGCGTGACCCTAACAATCCAGAGGATGTCTTGAAGGGTGCAGATGATCATGCTTACGATGAAATCCGTTATAGAGTCTTGCACGGGAATGTTAGATCAGCTACAAAAATTAAGATAACTCACGTTACCTAACAACTAATACTATGCCAGAAGTTGACCACCAGCACCCGCTCTACGAAGAATTAAAGCCCTCATGGGATCAAGTAAACGATTGCATTAAAGGAGAGAGGCAAGTCAAGAAAAAGAAAGACATTTATCTGCCCAAGCCTAACCCTTCAGATGTTAGCGCAGAAAATGAAACTCGCTACAAGCAATATCTAACAAGAGCGGTATTTTACAACGTAACAGCAAGAACCTTGTCTGGATTAGTTGGGCAAGTATTTTCAAAAGATCCAGTTTTAGAAGTTCCTCCATTGTTAGATTCTATCATTGAAGATTCTGACGGCTCGGGCGTTTCTTTAGTTCAGCAAAGTAAATGCGTATTAGGTCATGTCTTAGCTAACGGAAGGGCGGGTCTATTTGTAGATTATCCAACAGTAGAGGGAGTAGCCACAAGGCAAGATCAGTTAGACGGTTCAATTCGTCCTAACATTCTTCATTATGATGCGCCTTCAATTATTAACTGGAGAAGCGAAAGGGTAGGAGCAAAGAACCGCCTAACATTAATTGTGCTTTCAGAAACCTATGTAGATAGTGATGATGGATTTAAAGAAGAAATTGTTGAGCAATTCCGTGTTCTGAGATTGGTAGAAGGAATCTATCAAGTGCAGATTTACAGGAGAAGCACGGCACAAGGCAGCGGAGCGTATGGATTGGTTGAGGAATTTACTCCGACAAGCGCACAAGGTGTTGTTCTAACAGAAATTCCATTTCAATTTATCGGCTGGGAGAATAACGATGAAGAACCAGATCTGCCTCCGCTCTATGACCTATCAGTTCTGAATCTCGCACACTATCGTAACTCCGCTGATTATGAGGAAGCAAGTTACATTGTCGGACAACCTACGCCATTCATGACGGGTTTAGATCAGTCATGGGTAGATGACGTTCTTCAAGGGCAAATTCATCTTGGCTCAAGGGCTGCCGTTCCACTGCCAGAGGGCGGTTCTATGGGTCTGATACAAGCCTCTGCTAACTCCATGCCAAAGGAGGCAATGGATACAAAGGAAAGACAAATGGTTGCGTTAGGGGCAAAGCTAGTAGAGCAAAGGAATGTTCAAAGGACTGCAACGGAAGCGGGTTTAGAAAATGCCTCAGAAACAAGCGTTTTAGCATCAGCAGCTAACAATACAGCCGAGGCTTTCAGAAAGGCTCTTAAATGGTGCATGCAGTTCATTGGAACAGATGGAGAAATTGAGTTCGAATTGCATACAGATTTCAATATTTACAAACTTGATCCACAACAGCAGCAAGCACTACTTTCACTATGGCAAAATGATGTTCTAACATGGGACGAGCTTAGAGATAATCTCAAGAAAGCCTCCATTGCAGAACTGCCAAATGATGAAGCAAGAGACATTATTGAAGCGAGCGCATTAGACGGATTAGATCAGACGGAAGTTCAAGACGAGAACGAGGAAATAGAGTGAAGTATCACCTTACACCTTATGTTGGTCCTTTTTCCTAACAATTTTTTGAATGGCTACATCCATCACAGATATTGCTACACGCCACCAAGTAATGCTTGAGCGATTCAAGGCGGGTAAGTCTAAAGACTATCTGGTAATAGCTAAAAAATTCGAAGCGGATTTAATAAAGGCTGCTACTAGGCTTGGAGTGGATTCGTTAGATCAACTAACAAAAAAGGAATTAAATCTTTTAATCAGCAACGTTACTAAGCTGAACAAAAAATATCAAGCTGCAATAGTAAAAGATTTATCAAAAGATCTAACATCCTTAGCAAAAGACGAATCAATTTTTGAAGAGGAAACCATCAACTCTTTTCTTCTGAAAGGCAAGGCTG